CGATGCGACCAAGACCCGCAAGGAAATCTTCGACAAGATCACCGTGCCGATGGAAACCGCGCTGAATGGGATTCCGTTCAGTGGGCTTCATGCCTATTGCTCCGATGCGTTCTGGAGCAAGCTGATCGAGAACGCGGCGGTCAAGGCCACCTTGCTCAACTACGCGATGGCTCAAGACCTGCGTAATGACCCTCGCGAGATGGTCAACTTCGGCGGCGTGACTTGGGAACGCTATCGCGGCACAGGCACCGTGGTGATTCCGACCGGAACCGCCCGCATTGTCCCCGAAGGCGTTCCTAATATGTGGATTCAAGCCTTCGCTCCAGCCGACACCCTGGATACCGTGGGCGCAGGTGCGATGGGGACGCCGTACTTCCCACAGGCGATTGCGAGTGCCGACAACCGTCGTTGGTATCTGGAAATCCAGACCAACTGCGTGATGGTCTGCACCCGGCCTTCGGCTGTGCTGATTATTGCGACCGATTGATGACCGGGCGACCTTCGGTATGAGCTACTGCACCTACAACGATCTGCTGAACGCCTTTGGCGAGAACGAGATCGTTCAGTTGAGTGACCGGGATCGGGATGGATTGCCCGATGATGGGGTGATTGAAGAGGCGATTCAATTCGCCGATTCGCACATCGACGGTTACTTGCGGGAGCAGTATCCCGTGCCGCTGGCGAATCCGCCGCGCAATCTCGTGGGCATGGCCTGTGATTTTGCGCGGTATCGGTTGTATCAGGATCAGCCCACCGAGTTGGTGCAGGATCGGTACAACGTCGGTTGTTTCTGGTTGAAGGATGTCGCCCGTGGCTTGGTGCAACTCGACACAACAGCGACAGCACATGCGGCAATCGCTTACACGACACCGGCAACAGTCTTCACACGGTTGGTCTGGTGATGGTTCCTTACGAACTGGAGAGCCTGATCGAAGCTCGGCTAAAGTCCTTGATGGACGATACGTGGCTGATCTTGCGGGCGGCGAGCATTCAAGGGATGCCGCGTCAGTACAACCACTCGATCTATGTGATTCCGCAAGAGTTGGAGATTGCTGAGCAACGGCGGAATCAAGTCGCCTTGATGGAGACCGTGACCGTTGTTACCGTGGTTCGGAATGCCGGATCGCAACTCAGTGGTATCGATTCTCGGTTTGAAGCGGGGCCGATGTTGACCGCGATTGTGGAATCGTTGTTGGGGTGGACGCCGGGTGAAGGCTACGAAGCGTTGCAAATGGCTTCCGCACCCAATCCTGAATTTGATGCAGGCTTTGGGTTTTATCCCCTCGCCTTTCGTACTCGTTATATTCTTTCTGGAGGCTCTCAATGAGCGGTTTAATTTGTGCAGGCAATGTGTTTATTGATCGGATTGTCAATGGCGTTCGCACGGGCGAGCATGGCCCGATTAACGCAACATCGTTCAGTGTCAATCCGGGTTCTGCCGAGAAGATTGACCGAATCTCGTACATGCGGGATTCCTTTGGTCAGGCGCTGGATTCCGTGGTGTTTCCGGGCGTCTCGACGCTGACCATCGAAACCGATGAAGCTGATCCAGAGGTGTTGGAATACGCTTTGTTGGGTACGCTGTCGGATTTGTCGGCGGCGTCCGGTTCGGTACTGGCGGCCGCTCCCGAAGTCACGGTAGCGGTCTTTGATCGTTGGGTCAAGCTGGCTCATCGTGGTTTGTCTTCTGTGGTGGTGAAGAATGCTACGGATACCGTTACCTACACCTTGGATACCGATGGCACCGGCGATTACAAGCTCGACACCACCAGCGGTATGATCAAGGCGTTGTCCACCGGCGATATTACCGACGGTCAGAGCCTCAATGTCTCCTATGCCTATGCGGCGCTGAGTGGCAAGCAAATTCTCGCGGCCACTACCACTGAAATTCGCGCCTTTGTGCGCATGGAAGGCAAGAATCTGGCGAATCAGAAGAAGGTCTCCATCGTGTGTCCGCTGGCCGTTCTGACGCCGAGCGGCGAGTTGGATGTGGCGGGTAAGGAATTTATTACCTTCGGCTTGTCCGGTACGCTCGTGACCGATAGTGATAACGGCTATACCAGTCCGTTCATCTATCAGGAAATCTCGTGATCATTGATTGATCAGTGATGAACTCTGAGGGGGTGCAATGCCCCCTTGGAGAGTTCTGTTAAACGCAAGGAGTCGATATGCCCAATATCACGCTGGATGCGATTGTGTTGGATGGTGATCTGATCTGGAATGACGAGTTTCAATGGACGCCGGTTGAGCGTTCTACCGAGTATTCCTTGACGGGTGCGCCGATTCTAAAGGAACAAACCAAGTTGGCGGGTCGTCCCATCACGCTCAACTCCAAGCCGGAATCGCAATCCGAACTCGCCGGTTCCAACAGTCTGATCTGGATGGATCGAGCGACAGTCAAAGCCTTGTACGCCAAAGCCTCGACGCCGGAATTAACCATGACCTTGACCTTGAATGACGGTCGCACCTTCACGGTCGCCTTTCGTGAGGATGGCTTTAATGCCAAGCCGGTTCGGCATATTGCCCCCCATGCCGATACGGATCCTTATTATCTCTCCATTCAGTTGATGACCGTCTAATGGCCTCGAACGATCTGGAATTAGCCTTACGCATTCGCGCCGCGTTTGAAGGACAACAAGCGCTCACTAATCTGGCGACTTCGTTTGTTGATATTAACAAGAAAGTCGAGACGCTGATGCGTGGTTTGCAGGCCATTTCAGGGTCTGCCGAAGGGGCGGTCAGCGAGTTTACTTATCTAGAAGAAGTCTCCAAGAAGTTTGGTTTGTCGGTATTGGATTTGGCGGATAACTACGTCAAGTTATCTGCATCCGCGAAAGAAACCAATCTCGAAGGTGAAGCGACGCGCAAACTCTTTGAAGCGACAGCTTCCACGATGGCGGTGTTGGGGGGCGATACCGTCACCACCGAACGCGCCTTTCGCGCCTTGGGCCAGATCATGTCCAAGGGACAGGTCTATGCCGAAGAGTTGAAAGGGCAGTTGGCCGAGGCGATTCCTGGTGCCTTGCAGATCATGTCGCGGGGTTTGGGCATCAGTACGAATGAAATGCTGAGGTTAATGGAGGCCGGACAACTCAGCGCCGATGTCTTGTTGCCCTTCGCGACACAGTTGGAGAAAGAGTACGGCAACTTAGCCTCGTCTTCAACGACGTTTGCTCAAGCGATCAATCGGATTCAAACCGAGTGGACGCTGTTGATGAATCGGATTGGCGATACTGGCGCGTGGAGTGCAATTACTAGCGTATTGACGCTGTTAGGAAATAACGCCAGCGTATTAGCGGGTCTGGTGGGCGTCGGGTTGGTCGCGGCTTTTGTTAAAGCGATTAGTGTAACGAAGGGCCTGGCCGTTTCCATCATTGATTCGGTTCGATCTTTTCAACTTCAAGGAACGGCGGCGGAGGTTGCCGCCAAGGCAGTTTTAGATAAAGCCAATGCCGATGCTTTAGCAGCGACTCGTGCGGTTCAATCGGCCGAGGCTTCTGCGGCTTCGGCTCGCGCCTCTTTGTTGTCTGCTACCACCGCAGCGAACGCCGCCAATGCCAGCGTCGCGGCTCAAGAACGATTGGTTGCTGCGACGATCAGAAACCAACTCGCTTCTGAGGGTCTGTCCGCAGCCAAGATTAAAGAAACCGAAGCGTTAATTACGGCGAATCTTGCTGCAAACAATTACGCCAGGTCGCAAAGCGTGATGAGTCGGGCGATGGCCTTGTTGACCGGCCCGGCTGGAATGATTGCTTTAATCATCGCTGGATTTGCGGCCATGGCCTATGCTTTCAAAGGTCAGGATGAAGCCACTAAGACGCTTTCCAAGAGTACCGAAGAGTATACACAGGAATTGGAGAAGTTAACTGCGGCTCAAATTAACTTGGTGAACGCTAGAGCCAAAGAACAAGCGGCGGACAATCAATCCAGAATTGATACGATTAAAGAAGAGCTGGAGTTTTTGTATAAGAAACTAGAGGCTGAAAGACAAGGAATTGAAGTCAATCGTGAAAAGTCAATCAGTTGGTATGGATTCAAGAATGTTTTAAGTAACGTCTTTAGTACCGAAGAACAGTTAGCGCAAGCACAGGCTGATCTCGATGAGGCCACAAAGAACTTAACGATTACCGAAGCCAAGCGATCTATCGGGATTGGTGCTTTGGCGAATCAATACTTGTTGTTACAGAAAACCACGCAAGAACAACAAGCGAGTTTGAATGACGTTAACCGGGATTGGCTTGAACAAAACAAGATTGTGGATGCCTCCAAGAAAACCTACTTGGATTTAGTGAACTTAACGGGTCTTTATTCCGCTCAATCGATTGAAGCACATAAGAACGTCGGGCAAGCGGTTGAAGGTTTGCAGGCGATTGAACAAAAACGCAAAGATCAACTGTTACTGAGCAAGAATACCCAAACTCAAGTCACTACTGCGATTGAAGCGTATGCCGAAGAATTGGGCGTCTCTGCCGATGCCGTCCGCGCAGGCATCAGCGGTGATCAACAAGCGATCAATCAACTCGATGCGAAGTCGAAAGCGATTGCGCTCTCCGTCCAAAGTTTGCTCAGACTGACCGAAGAAGAGAAGGCTTTAGCCGCACAAGTCAAGCTCACGAAGGCTGAACTGGAAAAATACGAGAAAGTTCAACTCTCCGGTGTGGAAGCCAAGTTGCGTGAAGCTACCGCGATTGGTGATCTCAATGCCATTCGGCAAGCGGAGATTGAGAAAGCGAAGGTTCAACAAACCGTTGCACAGAAATCCCTTGAGCTTGAACAAACGATTCTCAGTGATAAGCAAAAGCAACTGGCGATTGACGAACAACTCTATCAACAAAACGAGAAAGGTCGTCCTAAGACCCAAGAACGGATTGATAAACTCAAGTTAGAGATTACCGCACAAGAAGGTGTGGTTGCACAGAAGCAAGCGGATATTGTGGTCACTGATGCCCAAGCGGCATCCGCTGTTCGTGCCAATTCCTTAATTGGCGCTTCGATGGATCAGCAGAAAAAAGCATTAATCGCTGCGAAAGCTGAGTTATTCGCTTTACGCGAAACCTATCAAAGCTTTGAAGAGTCTGGTCAATCCATAGATGTCTTGAATGTTTTATTGGAAAGGATTCGCAAGAAAGAAGAAGAGGTGGGAGAACAAGCTAAAAATATGAAGGGCGATATGGTGACAGCCTTCAATGCAGTGGGCTTGTCCTACGAAGAAGTATTGACCGGGATGGATTTTGATACTCGACGCGCTATTGATTTATTTGGAGCATTAACTAATCAAGCCGAAATTACCTCTAAAGACATTAAAAAAGCGTTTACGAATGTTTTAAGCCAAGCGGATACCGAAGAAGAATTAGAAGCCCTTCGACAAAAACTGATCGAGTTAGGCAACAACGGAAAGTTGTCGTCCGAAGAAGTGAGTACTGGGTTGCTGCAAATTCGGCAACGCGCACAAGAAATAGCGGCTGATCCATCCTTTGCCGCCGTACAAGAAGCTCTGGCGAAAATTCGTGAGGAGACCGCTCGCGGTATTGAACTCGGCAACCGGGAGCGCGAATCGCTGCAAGGGCGAATCCAGAGCGCCATTGAACTGGCGAAAGCCAAGGGCGATGAAGCGGAAGCGGCCCGTTTATCGGCGCTGGCGACAAAAGAAGAAGTCGATCAAGCGGAACAGCGCATTCAGCAATTACAACGCCAGCAAGGCGAAATTGACGCGCATATTCAGCGCGTCTACGCACAGGCCAACGCGGACGGCGTGTATACCGATGAAGAGCGCAAAGTCGTCGCGGCGCTGCAAGACAAGTCGGTCGCTATTGGACAAGACATTGCGCAGATCGAAGCCAAACTGCCACTGCAACAGCGCGAAGCGGAAGAAGCCGCCCGCGCTGCCGGCCCCATCGGCCAACTGACGCGCCTCTACCAAGAACAGGCCGACGAACACCAGCGGGCCGCGCAAGTCAGCGAACGATACACCGACGTTCGGCTGAAAGAACTGGACGGCGAACTGCGCGTTGCGCAAGCCAAGAAAGATGAAGCGGAAGTGGCGCGGCTGCAAGCCGAACAGCAGCGCGTCCTGATCGAACAGGCCGATCAAATCGCCGCGAATCGGGCGCAAGAAGCCACCGATGCAGAAAAAGCGGTCTCGGCAAAAACCTTGGAACTGGTCGCCGACGGCGAACTCTCGAAAGCCGACCGGCAGCAAATCGCCGATCTCGAAGCGGTTGCGGCCACCAAGCGGGCCGCGTCCATCGAAGCCGCGAACCATGCCAATGCACTCCGGGCCGAAGCCGACGCCGGGCGTGAATTGCCGACCGTCTGGGAAGACGCGAATCAGCGCATCCAGCGCATGGCGAAATCCGCCGATCAAGCGGTTAAGGACAGCGCGGAAAACGCCCGGGCCGCAGGCAGCATCATTGACCAGTTTTACAACGGCGCGATCAGTGTCCTTGCCAGCCTGAGCGAGAGCGCCGTGGCGCAGTTCAAGAAAATGCGCGGCGAGGTGGTTCCGACCGGGGACGCCTTGGATGTGGTGCGGCAACGGATCGAGCAAACCGAACAGGGCCTGGCCCGCATGGGAACGGGCGGCGGCAGCCGCTTTATCGTCTGGCTGGGCCAAATCACCCGTGATGCCGTTGAGGTACAAAAAGCTTTTCTCGGTCAAGCACAAGCCGCCGAATCCTTGACCGAACGGCTGGAAGCCGTGGGCGCGGGAGCCGCGATCAGCGCCGATGGAATGGACACCCTGATTCGTCAGGCCCAGGTCTCTAAAGACGGATTTGATCTGCTCGACGACACTCGGTTGAGCAATCTGCAATCCGCGATTGACCGGGCAAATGACAAGCTCCGCGAAATGCAGGAAGAAACCCAGTCCGCACAAGACCGCCTCGCTGAACTGAACGCGGAGATTCTCGAAGCGCAGGGCCAAGATCAGCAGGCGGCGCTCTTGCGTCAGCAACTCGACTATCAACAACAACTCGCGGAACTGGAACGACAACGCAGCGAGGCACAAGCCGCCGGGAATCAGGAGCTGCTGCGGATTTTAAGAGAACAGGAAACCAAACTGCGCACCCTCAACGATTTGAAGGTGAAGAACATTCAGGCGGATCAGTCTGCATTGTCCGCTACCGACAAAACCCGCTCGCAAGTCTCTGCCCTCGCGGATGAAGCGGAACGCGCCGGGCGGGCGATGCGCGGGCTATCTGATCTGAATTGGTCTGGAATGAACAGCCAAGTGGGCGAAATGGCCGGGCACTTTGCGAAGATGAGCGAATTATTATGAGCATCACTGCGCAACTCTCCACGATTGAAAGCCAAGTTCGTTCGTGGAATGAACTGCTGCGCATTGGCATTCTGAACTTCGAGGACTATTCCGCGAAGATTGCCGCCGCCACGGAACAACAGCAGGCGCTGACCCAGGCGACAGAAGCCACGGCGGAAGCCGCTGTCGCCGCGACCGAGCAAACCGCCGCCGCCGCCACTCAAGCGATTCAATCGATTCAAGCGATTCAGGAGGCCGCCAATGCGGCCGTCACGAATGCTAGTCAAGCGTCTGAGAAAGCGATCAAGGAAGGTAAATTTAGTGGCACGTCATGGTCGTACCAATCGGCTCCTTATGGATGGGTGGACAACGGAGTGACCAATGAGAGCATAAATAAAGACAAGGCCGATCAGACCATTGGAAAGTTTTTTGCGTTATTGGATCAAGGATTCACCGAAGAGGCCGAAAAGTTTTCTAAAAAAATCAAGGCTAGTCTGGAGAAACCCTCAGAGCAAACTGAGGCCGTTAAAGCACAGCTTCGGAACACGGAAATTGAGCGTAACAAACTCATAGCGCAAAAAAACAAGCTGAAGGCTGAATACGACATCGAGTTAGCGCATATTGAAGCGAAAAGAAATGTAGGAGGCAATGGATACTTAGACTCAATCAATTATATGGATAACTTGCTTAGCCGAATGAGTCAATTACAACAAACGATTGACACGCAATATGCGCCAGGCATCAATGAACTTGAATCGCATTTGAGTGGACTCCAATATTTGGAGGATACGTTAAACAAGGTAGTGAACAGCAGTGCGCTGTCTGTTGATGACGCAGCAGCGATTCGTGAATCAGCCGCTTATAAAAAGCAAGTCGCTGTCCTGCAAGCACAGCAGCAGAAAGCCATTGATGAAACCACCAAGAAATTGGAATCCCTCTATACCAGCGCCACCGCCGATCAGCAACTGACCTCCCCCGAAGTGCAAGCCATTCAGCAACTCGCTGCACAACTCGAAGCGTTGCAGAAAACCGCCGAGGCCCGAGTCGCAAAGGTGTACGAGATTCGCATTGGCAATCAATCCATTCAAGCGACATCCGACCCTGCCGAGTTCCTCAAGGCGCTCGAATCCGCCCGTCGCTCTTCTACCTGAGACCTATTCATGGCTATTCTTGCTAGTGACATCAAATTTTTAAAATCGGAGCGCATGACCGATCTGGACGATGCGGGCGGCTATCCGTCCGGCGATGAAGTGCTGGATAACATTGATAATAACGTGTTTCCAGATGTCGCCTCCGGGGATCGCATTGGCGGACGGACGCACTTGCGGAAAATCTTTGCTGCGGTGCGTAGTTCAGATACCGATGTGTATATGGCGTCCCGTGTGTTTATGGCCTCGTTACCGAGCGATCCGTCTGTCACCGTAGGATTGTTGGTGACTGGGAACGCCGCTGATGACCGTGAAGGTGCATTAGAGGCGCTGTACACCGAAGCGCAACAAGACTTGAATACCAATTTGCGCTTGTTTCAGAACTACAACGCGGGTGAAACCGTCATCTCGGTTTATCACTTTACTGGACAATCCACGCCCTTCATCGGGTTTAGTTCTGTGGGAGTATCCGTGGGTCGCCTGATCCTGTTGGAAGACGACGATGCTGGGGTGGCGCAGTACGTCAAAATTACCAGTCTGAGCTATTCAAGCGTCATTGGTGGTGGCTATCAAATGGCGACCATCACCTTCGCGCCGCCCTTACGAGCCACCTTTCGCGGCGATTTTAAGGGCATCACCGGC